ACTGGAGATTGTTGAACATGAGACTTATGGGATTCCTTCGTTCCGTGAAGACATCGACCATCCTGCCCTTATTGACTTTCTATCTCTGCTTGATGCTCCTTTTAAACCACGAGACTATCAATACAAAGCAATTTCTCATGGGGTGGAACACCGAAGATGTATCCTTCTTTCTCCCACTGGTAGCGGGAAGTCATTTATTATATACAATCTTTTACGGTATTGCTACGAAGTCACCGAAGGAAAAATCTTAGTCATCGTCCCAACCACGTCTCTGGTGGAGCAGATGTATAAGGACTTCGAGGAATACGGTTACGACGTAGAAGAGTTCTGTCATCGTATCTACTCCGGTAAGGAGAAGGTTACGGACAAACGTGTCATAATATCTACATGGCAATCCATTTACAAATTTGGCAAGGAGTGGTTCGAACAGTTCGACTCGGTCTTTGGTGATGAAGTGCACCTGTTCAAGGCAAAGTCACTGACTACCATGATGGACAAGTGTGTCAACGCAAAATATCGTTTCGGTCTTACGGGTACTCTCGATGGGACAGAGACAAACAAACTTGTTCTAGAAGGTCTTTTCGGTCCAACGATGGTTGTTACTAGAACTGTTGAGTTACAAAAGACAAAAGAACTTTCGGAACTAGACATCTCTATTTTGCTACTTAGATATCACAATGATGTCTGCCAACAAGTTAAGGAGATGTCGTATCAGGAAGAGTTAGATACGATCGTCACCTACGAACCCCGCAATCGATTTATCAGTAAATTAACACTCGATCAGTCAGGCAACACCCTCGTGATGTTTCAGTTCGTTGAAAAACACGGAAAGGTTCTGCACGAGATGATCAAATCTATGGCTGAAGAAGGACGTAAAGTATTCTATGTATCTGGTGAAGTAGATGCCACAGACAGAGAACAAATAAGAGGGATAGTAGAAAAAGAAAATGATGCAATTATCGTTGCTTCTCTTGGTACTTTTAGTACTGGTATTAACATCCGCAATCTTCATAATATTGTATTTGCGACACCATCCAAGTCTCAAGTCAAAGTACTCCAATCGATTGGTCGTGGTCTTCGTCAGTCTGATGATGGTCGGACTACTCGACTTTTTGATATTGCTGATGATCTTCATATTAGGAATCACAAGAACTTTACACTAAAACATAGCGCTGAAAGGATTAAGATATATACTAAAGAAGGATTTAAATACAAGATTTATCCTATAAACCTTAAACCAATAAAAGTAGAAGAAGATGTCGAAAACAACCTCTTTGGTTAAACATTTAAAATTAATAACGGGTGAAGAACTAGTTTGTGAATTGATGAGCGAAACTGGAGACTCACTTATAATTCGAAACGCACTGTCTTTGATTGAAAAAGATCTGAGCAACGGTGGTAAGTACTATGCGTTTAAAACTTTTATGGTATATCAAGACAGTCCCCAAAATGTTATGATTGTCTTCTTTGATAAGATCATGTCAGTTGCTGTTCCAACAGAAGAGATGTATGCTTCTTACGGTGATGCTATAAAAGAGATGAACGAGTACAATGAGGAACAAGAACTCAAGAAAGAAGATAAAGATGAGTGGGATAGTGATCTGTCTCTAGAAGAGTTCTTAAATGAAATGGACCGTAATAATGACTTCATGGATTCTGACGTAGAAGGAATGATCAAGAATTAGGGCTATACTATTCTCCCCTTTGGTTAAAGAGATTATACAGTATAAATTACATTCTGTCAAGACTTTTTTAAAATATTATGAAAATAGGTTTCACATGTTCAACGTTCGACCTTCTACACGCAGGTCACGTCCAACTTCTACGTCACGCTAAAGATCGGTGTGACTACCTGATAGTAGGTCTACAGACAGACCCCACTATCGATCGCCCCAACACCAAGAACAAACCCATACAAACTTTGGTTGAAAGATACACTCAACTGAGGGCGGTTAGTTATGTCGATGAAATTATCCCATACCAAACGGAACGAGATCTCGAAGATATTTTGTCTCTATATAATTTGGATGTTCAGATATTGGGCGAAGAATATCGTGAGAAGGATTTCACTGGAAAGGATATCGGTCGTAAACGGGGAATAGAGTTTTATTTTAATGAAAGATCTCATAGATTTTCTTCAAGTGAATTGCGACAAAGAGTCGCCTATAGATCAGAAATTGGATTGACACACAGGTCGAAATAGGGTATAATTACCTCATTAAATTTTGGAAGTTGTATATCATGAAACCTAAAGAAAAACCACATTACGTCAATAATAGAGACTTTTCTAACGCAGTCGTCGAGTACTGTACTTCTGCCCAAGAGGCAAAAGATGTCGGTGAGTCCACACCGATCGTTACAGATTATATCGCTTCCTGCTTCCTAAAGATCGCAGAGGGTCTCTCTCATAAAGCAAACTTTGTTCGTTATACCTATCGTGAAGAGATGGTCATGGATGCGGTCGAGAACTGTCTCAAGGCGATCGAGAATTACGATATCGAAGCTGCAACCCGATCGGGCAAACCAAACGCATTTGCTTACTTTACACAGATCTCATGGTATGCATTCTTGCGTCGGATCCAAAAGGAAAAGAAACAACAAGACGTAAAGATGAAGTTCATCGCAGAGGCGGACATCGGCGAGTTCCTTGATGATGATGGTGAAGGATATGGAAATATGCAATATGCGTCTCCCTTCATTGACACCCTACGTATGCGTATCGATGCAGTTAAAGGTGCTGACCAAGAGTTTAAAGAGTACGCGAAAGAAGAGAAGAAACGTAAACGTCGCGCAGTAAATGTTGATTCGGACTTATCGGAGTGGATGGAATAATGTGGACTTATGAATGTAAAGCGGGAACCTATAAAGAGAGTTCCCTACCTCGCTTGGTGTGGACTATTCTTACACACCGACTACATCACCTCATACAAGACGGAAAATTTTCAGATTAAACTTGACAAACCCCTCACACTATAGTATAATGTGTGTCTAAATTAGTAAAAGTTTAACGCGGGAGTTCGTTATGGAGACAGTGAATACCCTTCCCTGTAGTAGGTGAAATCCCTACATCCCGCTCCAATTACTGAGAGTTTATGAAGATCGCTATATTGAATGATACCCACTGTGGGTGTCGTAATTCGTCTGAAATTTTTATGGATTACCAAGAACGCTTCTATACAGAAGTGTTTTTCCCTTTTCTGTTAGAAAACAACATCACCCAAATCCTACACCTTGGAGACTACTACGACAATCGTAAGACGGTCAATCTCAAGGCGCTCAGTCATAATCGAAGAATCTTCTTAGATAAATTGCGTGAGTATAACATCCACATGGACATCATCCCAGGCAATCATGATGTCTATTTTAAAAACACCAATGAACTCAATTCCCTGAAAGAGTTGATGGGTCACTACATGAACGAGGTCGACATTCTTATGGATCCGATCGTGCGTGACTACGATGGTATTAAGTTCGGTCTTGTACCTTGGATCTGTCCAGAGAATGAGGAAGAGTGTTTAAAGTTCCTAGAGAATTGTGGTGCAGATGTCATCGGTGGCCACTTTGAACTCGCAGGGTTTGAAATGGACAAGGGTTTAGTATGTAAAGAAGGTATGGACTCCACGCCTCTACAAAAGTTCGAGACGGTCCTGTCTGGACACTTCCATACCAAGTCATCTCAGGGTAACATACACTACCTTGGTGCCCAGATGGAGTTCTTCTGGAACGATGCGCACGATCCTAAGTACTTCCACATCTATGATACAGAAACACGAGAACTTGTTCCCGTGAAAAATGGTGTGACTATCTTTCACAAGATTTATTATGACGAAGACATCGTAAACTATTTCGAAGACCTATCTTACCTTGATGGCAAGTTCGTTAAGTTGATTGTGACTAACCGATCGGACATGAAAAAATTCGAAAGGTATGTAGACCGCATCCAACAACAAAAGATCCACGAACTGAAGATCGCCGAAGACTTCCGTGAGTTCCGTGGTGAAAATGTGGGTGATAGTGAAATAAGTGTTGACGACACCCAAACTCTAATCTATAATTATATCCAAGATGTGGATACTGACCTAGATAAAGATCGAATTAAAGGACTTGTGTCTGAACTAATGGTAGAGGCGCAGAGCGTAGATGTTGCATGATTAAATTTCAGAAACTCCGTTGGAAGAACTTTCTTTCTACGGGTGACTACTTTAATGAGATCGACTTTCTAGAGAATCCAACAAACTTAGTGGTTGGTGAGAACGGCGCGGGCAAGTCTACTATGTTGGATGCCCTGTCGTTCGCTCTCTTTGGTAAGGCGCATCGTAAGATCAATAAAGCACAACTAGTAAACACCATCAATAATAAAGACTCCAGATGTGAAGTCGAATTTATTGTTAATGGTGTTCAATATAAAGTTATTCGTGGTATCAAACCCGCCAAGTTCGAGATTTGGAAGGACGGTACCATGATCAATCAAAGCGCACACGCGCGTGAGTACCAAGAGATTCTTGAGAAGAACATCCTACAGATGTCTCACAAGAGTTTCCACCAAATTGTTGTTCTCGGTTCGTCGTCTTTTATCCCATTCATGCAACTCAACTCTACTTCTCGGCGTGATGTGATCGAAGACCTTCTTGATATTAACATATTTTCCAAAATGAATGTGATACTCAAGGAGAAAATCTCTCTCCTCAAAGGCGAACTCGAGAACAACAACCATTCTATTGAGATGGTTAGAACACGCATATCTTCTCAAAAGAAGTATATCCGTGATCTTAGCGCCATCAACACTGCGCATCGTAAAGAAAAAGAAGAAGAGATCAAAAGTCTCAACGATGATATCGCAACTTTCAATGAAGTCAACGCAGAACTGTCCGAAACCGTCAATAATTTGTTACCTTCGGTCACAGAAGAATTAAGCAAAATGCGTACCAATAAGACTAAATTGGAGAAGTATCGCACTAAATTTGATACACAGGTTAAGTCTGTTGTTAAAGAAGCAAAGTTCTTTGATGATAATGAAGTGTGTCCTACATGTGACCAAGACATCGGTGATGAACTGCGCAATAGTAAAAAGTCCGCTGCGAATGAACGTGCACGTGAACTACAGAAACTTATGGTTCAGGCGGATGCTCAGTTGAATGATTACCAAACCCAGATCGATAAACTTGAAGAAGACATGGCAGATCTGCTGCATAAACAAAATCTTATGAACAGTAATATGCAGTTAATCGCCCGTCTGACTCAGAACGTTCAGAAGATCCAGAATGATCTCGCAGATATGGCTGACAGTTCTGGTGATATGTCTCAGGCAAACAAAGACCTCAATAACCTTGATGAAGAGTTACATACACTAAACGACAGCAAGTACACGCTCAACGAGAAGTCGTCTTACAATCGTGTTGCGTCCGAACTACTCCGCGACACTGGTATCAAGACCAAGATCATCAAACAATACATTCCGGTCATCAACGAACTCACCAACAAGTATCTACAGACGCTGGACTTCTTCGTCCACTTTGAGTTGGATGAGAGTTTCAATGAGACCATCCGATCGCGTTACCGTGACACCTTCTCGTATGACTCGTTTTCAGAAGGTGAGAAACAAAGAATCGACTTGTCTTTACTATTCACTTGGAGACACATCGCCAAGATGAAGAACTCCGTATCAACTAACCTGTTGATCCTAGATGAGACGTTCGATTCGTCTCTCGATGGCGAGGGTGTCGACAACCTAATGAAGATCATTGACACTCTCAAGGAAGACACCAACGTATTTGTAATCTCTCACAAGACCGAACTGGAGGACGCCCACTTCGAACGCAAACTGTCGTTCGTTAAGGACAAAAACTTTAGTCGAATGCGAGATATTACTTGACACTGACTGGATATTGTTATATAATGTCCCACATATTAACTGAGGAATCCACATGGAACTATCAACCCGAACTGTCGAGATCCTACGAAACTTCTCGACGATTAATCAAAACATCGTAGTCAATGGCGGCAACGTCATCAAGACTATGTCTATTGCAAAGAACATTGTATCTCAAGCAGAGATTGATGAAACTTTTCCTAGTTCATTCGGTATCTACGATCTGTCGGAGTTTTTGTCGGTGTTGTCCCTTGTAGACAATCCTTCAATCGAGTTTGGTGAAAACTTCTGTACCGTATCAGACGGCAGTGGTCTTTCCTCAGTTCGTTATTTCTACTCAGATCCAGAGATGCTTTCTGCACCTAAGAAAGAGATCATCATGCCTGAGTGTGAGGTCAGATTTCTACTCACTAACGAAACCCTAAGTAAGATCAAACGTGCATCGTCTGCATTGGGTTATGATGAAATTTCAATTAGTCCCGATGGAAACGCTGTACGTATTGATGTCGTTGATATTAACAATACGACTTCAAATTCATACTCAATTCAAGTTGAAGGTCAGTTCCCAGAGGATGCAGATTTCAAATTTGTTATTGGGGTAAATAACCTGAAATTGTTGGGTGATGATTATGAGGTTTCGATTTCAACTAAGTTGATTTCTAGTTTCCGATCAACATCTGGCAAAACCGAATACTTTATTGCACTTGAAAAGTCATCAACATACGGAGCATAAAATGACTGAAGACCAAGCTACATTTTACGACCTCGCAAACCGCGTTGCCCGTTCATGTGTCGCAGTAGTAGATACTGTTGTAACACGTGGTGGGTTCAAAGGTGAGGAACTTACAACTATCGGACAACTGCGTGACCAGTCAGTACAGGTCGTCGCATTATACGAGAAGTTGGCGAAAGCACACGCAGAGGCTGAAGAAGAATCAGACGCTGAGTAAACCTTTTGGGGCGGTGGGTAACTTCTCTT